ATGAATTCTACCTTTGTGTGAGAATCTTAAAAAACTATCTATAAATGTTGAATGAAGTTTGTTTACTTCTCTTGCTTCTCTAATTAATTTTGCAAGCGGATGTTCGTTGTTCGTGAGCCAATTTGTAGTAAACGATGGCGCTTTACTTTTTTCAGTTAAATCATATTTAATTCCAACAGCATCAAAGGCTTTAGCCACTGATCTAGCAGCCCATATATCTACAGCTACTCCTGATAATTTTTTTATCTCTGTAATTAAACTACTCTCTAATGTTTTAAATTGTTTTTTTAATATCTCAGCTTTATCTAAATCAATTCTAATTCCAATCTCTCTCATTTGTATTAATATTGGAAGCAGCTCCATTTCTGTATTCCATATAGTTTGTAATTGTTCTTTCTTAACAAATGTTTTTAAATGATGCCAAAGTTTTAATGTAAGTACAGCATCTTGTTCTGCATAAAAACCAACTGCCATTGCAGGCATCTTCCATAACTCAGCCTTAGCATCCAAACCTCTTTGCGCTGCTTCTTCTTTTAATTCTGTTTCAGATTTCATCTCACCTAACATTTCTATTGATAAATTATTTAAAGAATAACTTCTTCTATTCTCATCCACCAGGGCAGCAGTAACCATCGTATCAATGATAGGCCCCTTTACTTCCCAACCCATAGATCTAATCCAACCTAAATCGTATTGAGCGTTATGCATTATTTTAGCAGCATCAGTTTTTAATACTTCTTGAATCCATTTAAATACTTTTGATCTTGGTAAGTTGCCTCCGCCTTGGTGATTAACTGGGTAATAACCTTTAAAAGAACCTGCAGCCACTGCAATACCAACTATCTCTCCATCTCTTCTAGCCCAGCCAGTTCCAAGAGTTTTCATGTTCTCGTCTCTTGTTTCTAAATCTATTGCTATTTCATCTTCATGTGAAAGATCCGGAAACTCACTTGGAGTAACCCATTCTGAATTAGGTATAGTCATATTAATTTGATAACTCATTCATAGTCTCTCTCAATAATCATTTCTAAATAATGTATTGCTTTTAATATATCTTCTTTTTTTCCTTTTAGCCTGTGTCTGCATATGTATTTGATTGCATTACCTTCTGCAAAAGGTAAATTATTTTTATTTATAAATACAGAAGGCTGCACCTTCATCGATCGATAATGTTTGCCCCCTACCTGCTTAAAAAATGTTTTATTGCTCATATTCCATGTCCATATCCTAATGCAGCTAATGGCATATAATGCCCGTAAGGTTTGCTAAATTTAATAATGTTTAAACCTTTCTTAGCTCTTGTTACTGCTACGTACCATACTCTTAACTCTGAGTCTCTCTCTTTTTGTGTCTTATCTCTTAAAGTGCATATCTTTGGACATGCTTCAAAAACAACCACATGGTCAGCTTCACCACCTTTTACTTGATGTATTTTATCTATAATAATCAATGGCTTAGTGGTATAATCAATGCCTTTTTCTATTAATCTTTGTATATAATTTATATCTGCTACTTTAATTTCTAGGGCCGTTGTCCATGATCCCTTGTTCTGTATTAAACCACATTTCTCATTTAATAATGCATAATTAAAATGATCTTCCTTGATGGCTTTCCATTTTTTTGATGTCATGGTTCTCCAACCATGTTCAATGTTATTTATATATTTATATAAAAAAGTAACTTCTTCTCTATTAAGATAACCGTCTTCCATTAATTTAGTCCATAAGGCAATAGATTTCCAATCAGTTGGATTTACTGATCCTAACCCCTTTGCACTTTTAAAATGTAACCCCATCTCTCTAGCAGTATTTCTTACTTCAACTAATTCATTTTTAGTTCTTGTTAGTATCATCCAAGTATCCTTAGGATAATCTTTAAATTTAACATGACTTAATTTGAAATTATCTGTGCTTACATATCCTTTGTGCTTTGCCGGATAATACTGTTTCTTTTTTCTATTAACTACATTCTTAATAATATTTACTGAAAATCTTAATACTTCTTCTGGTAATCTTCTTGATTGTCTTAAAACAATAGATCTGCCTGGAAACTTTAAAAATTCTTCTACACTAGCTCCATTCCATTCATGTATAGCCTGGTCATCATCTCCTGCTATATAAACTTTCTTAGCTTTAGCTGCCATTAAGTAAACAAAGTCCCATTGTAATGGAGTTAAGTCCTGTGCTTCATCTACAATAAAATAATCTGTTTCAAAAGAATGATCGTTAATTAAAAAGTTTTCAACCATATCAGTAAAATCCATAAAGAAACCCTCCTTAAACTTTATCCAATTATTAACTATGTCTACTAAATTACGCCAATCTTTTGTCTTACCTTCTGAACTATCACTGTCGTAAGCTTCTTTTAAAGTTATCTTACAGTTCCTAGCTTTTTCATATAATTGAATAGGATAGTTTTTAATTACTAATTTTCCGTCATCATCTTTTCCAACTTCTAATTTAATTTTTTCTCCTCGTTCTAAATAACTAAAAGCAGGAATATGTTTTCTTTCATCTATTATTTCTAATGCTGCATCCCTCGTTCTTGATAAACACATTGAATGAATTGTTTTAAACAATGAAAAAGAATCTTCTCTGTATGTACCTTTAAATTTTTTAAGGACCCTCTCCATTCCTTCTCTTGCAGCTTTTACAGTGTAAGAACAAAAACCAATGTAATCAGGCACCATATGCTTTCTTGAAATACCTTTTTCAACTATATCTAATAGACTATGCGTTTTTCCTGTGCCAGGAGGACCAAATATCTTAATTGTTTTCTTAGCAATAGCTTTAAGTATTTCAGGATTTTCCCTTATACTATCGGCTGCATTTCTAATTTTAGTTTGCGGTAAATTCATTTGATTTCATTTCTTTTTTAAAACTTTCTATGTTTTCACTATTGTCCCTTGGTATAACTTTAAATGTTTGAAGTGTTGAATAACATCTGCCTTTATATTCTTGGTATGTCTTATGTAATTGAATAAATCTTTTACACGCATCTTTTTTATCTGGATATTTATTCTTTTCTTTTTCACATAGTTTAGCTAGAATTTCACCAAGACTTGTTTCATATGCCTTGTTATATTTTTGTTTTGCATAATTTTTAAATGAAGTTACATTCCAAAAGTATCTTCCATTTTCTTTATCATCCTTCCAAACATAGCCCATTTCTATTTGGCTTATGTCATTGCCACCTCTTCTCTCATCAATGAAAGCAGTAAGTATTGAAAAAAACTCTGACATTTTTTCTTCACCTTCATCATAGCTATCTACTATCTTCATTTGAGTAAACCAATTATCCTTCATTGTTTGAAATTCTTCTGATGGAAGCATTGTCCACTGTATGTTTTCTTCCCAACATCTTTTAGCTATTGTATTCTGAGTCCACAATTGATCTGTGGTCATTGATACAACAATCTCATCTCCTTGTTCATTAACCATTGTAAGTAAATGTCTTCTAGGCATTGTTTTAAGCATTCTATAATCTGTTACCATTACAATCTTTTCTACTAAACCATACTTCCTAGTCCTGCAGCCAACACGATCACAGTGACCTAACTCATCTATTTGTCTACAATTATTTTTATACAACCAAATATCTTCCTCATCTTTTTGATCTACAACATCTTTCTTTCTCATTACTTGAGATACTTTGGTAGAAAATTCTTTAGGAGTAAAACCATCTTTAGACTGAAAATGCTTTTCAACAAATTCATACATGTCATTATTTACTTTTTCTTGATCATCCCCATGAATTTTTCTTGCAACACATCCAAACTGCATTAAGACTTTATCTCTTTCTCCTTCGCCTACATTGTTCTCAAAGTAATAATCCATGCATGGGGGATAATCAGATGTAAACTTATTTCCTATTTTAAATAATTCTTCAGGAGTTATTTTTTTAATAGGCATCTTTAAAAATTCTTCTAATGTATAAAGATCATTCATGTCATAATCTTTTATTGCCCATCTTCTTTCTGGCCCAGTATCTTTAGCATTAAAGTATGGAACGTTTAACATGTTGCCTGTTCCATCTTCTGATAATCTTGTTTGTACTGGAAAAATATCTATTGTTTTTTTAGGTCTTCCTAATTTTAAAGATAATGTTCTTAATCTTGTTTTTAATTCTTTTGCTGAGACACTTCCATCTATAAATAAATATGCGTGTATGCCACCAGATTTAGATTTAAATGGTATGAATGGTAAATTCCACGATTTAATTTTTGCTAATACTTCGTTAGCTTCTTCAACTGATTTAATTTTATCTACATCAATACATCCATAACTACATGAACCATCTGGACGTGTTGGTACTATACCAATAGGAGTTTTTCCCTCAATATGATCTGTGAATATTGGAAGTTCGTTTCCATCTACTGGAAATTCTTTCCAATTATATTCTCCTTCAACTTTACCATCCGACCTCTTCAAGCCCGAAGGCTTGAAGATGCCGTACTTTCGTTTGGATCCATCGAAGAGTTCTAGGAACCTGCTGAAATCCATAAATTAAAATGGAGTTTCTTCAGTAGTTGCTTCAACTTCTTCTTCACCATGCTTAACGTTTACTGCTCCTTTTTTACAACTCATGTAAAAATCTTGCGCTGCATTAAGCAATGTATTGTTTGGAATATCTTTATTCCATTCAATCTCCCAACCGTACCATGATCCTAAACTATTTTTTTCTAAAACAGTTTTCAGAACATAGATTTGAGAAAATGCTGGAGGCATAAAAAAGCCTTTCGCACCTTTTCTTCTTTGAGTCATCATCATAGAATTCCATTTTCTGGATTTTTTTCTCTGAGTTGCTTTCATTGTAATTAAAGCTGACTCTTTAGGTTGGTCATTTTCATCAACTAATAAAACATAATGAGAAGCTGTCTCCTCAATATAGTTTCCGTTTTCTAAACGATCCTTTTTATCTGGACCTCTTTTAGTTTTAGTTAATATATCTGATGATGAATCATAGATAGCAACAGGCGCTCCTGCACCTTCCTTGCCTCTATCTCTCCATTCTAGATATTCTAACTTATAGAAACATGGAACAACTCTAATACCTGCAGGTCCATCATATAATTGATCGGACACAGTATTATAAATCATACCAGGTCTTGCGTTAGCTATGTATTTAGAATCACCAGCAGTTACCTGTGGGGAAAGTTGGCTCAAGATTTTTAAAAACGGTAGGGCCACATCTTGTGATCCAATGTTTTCTAATCCTGCTCCAGACATCTTTTCCAGTGACGCAATGTCAACTGAAGGTAGCGGTGCTTCGTTTTTCTTTACTACTGCTTTTACTTGTGTTTGTGCTTGTGCAACCATTATTTACTCCTTGTTTGTTATTTTTGTTTTGTTTGCAACGTATATACCGAATATATCGGAAGGAACCATACGACCATTTTGAATTTGTTCTCTTACAAACGCTTTCAAAGTCATCGGCTCAACCTTTTCGGCTTGCTTATAACTATGTCCTTTTTGTTTAAATAAGTCAATAAGTTCTTTAGCCCTATCATCCTCAGATCTACCAAAAGTTACAGTTATATTATTTTTGATTAAATCACCATGTCCGTTGTCCCTGAGCCATTGAAATGCCTCAGTGGTTTTATCGGTTGGGATCTTAGCAGCATAGTAGGGTTTTACCTCTACTGCTGAACCATCTGCTAATTTTAATAAAGAAATACCCATCTCTTGCATTAAATTAGGTATTATCTGCTCAGATAACTTAAGCTCCTGTTCTTGAACCGTTTTTAATTGATTCTCGATATCTGCTATTTGTTTCTGAACATCTAATAACCTTGTGCAAGCTACGGATATATCCTTAACTTTACTACTGTCTACATCTATTGATGAAGACAATTTTTCAAGATCCATAAAGACCTCCTTTTTTTGTTTGTAATGTTGTTTAAATTATCTTATAAAAGATGTCAAATAAAAAATTAATAATTAACAATGATCAAATACAAGTTTAAGACGAAACCATACGAACACCAAATTACAGCCTTGCAACAGTCTTGGAATAAAAAAGAATATGCTTGGTTTATGGAAATGGGTACCGGCAAAACTAAAGTTGCCATAGATAATATTGGTATTTTAAATCAACAAAATTTAATAGATACAGCTATAATAGTAGCTCCTAAATCGGTTTATTTAAACTGGGAAGATGAAATTGCGAATCACTTATCTGATGAAATACCTTATTCTATTTACTCCTGGAATAAATCTAAAAAAGATATTGATACTAAAAACTTAAAAGTTTATTTAATCAACACAGAGGCTCTATCACATAAAAGTGGTGTATTATTCGTTAAAGAAATTTTAACTAAGAATCTTAAAAGTATTTTTATTATAGATGAAAGTACATCAATAAAAAACCAAGGAGCATCAAGAACCAAAAACATTTTAAAATTATCGCAATTAGCCCTGTACAAGCGGATATTAACAGGATCACCAGTAACAAAATCTCCATTAGATTTATATACTCAATGTGCTTTCTTAAGTCCAGAGTTATTAGGTTTTTCTAGTTTCTATAGTTTTAGGGCTAGGTATGCTGTTATGGACGCAGTTCATGTAGGTAATCAAAGATATATTCATATTCCTAAGTATTATGTAAATCTAGATGAATTAAATTCTAAATTAAGAACATTCTCTTACAGAGTAAGAAAAGATGAGTGTTTAGATCTTCCTGAAAAAATTAAACAGTTAAGAACAATTCAATTAACTACAGAACAAAGAAGTGTCTATAATAATTTAAAAGAAAAAGCTATTGCCATTATGCAAGATGAATCAGTTAGCTTTACAGTTAAGCTTGTAGAACTATTAAGACTCCATCAGATTACAAATGGTTTTTTAAAAACTGATGAAGGTAATATAAAAGAATTTGAAGAGAATCCTAAGATGGATGAGTTATTAAATATCCTAGAACAAATAGAAGGAAAAGCTATTATCTGGGCTAATTACGTTCACAACATAGAATCTATTACTTCTAAGTTAACAGAACTGTATGGCAAAAACTCAGTTGTTAATATTTATGGAGATGTAGATGCTGTTAAGAGAAAAGAAGCAGTGCATAGATTTCAAAACGATCCTGAGTGTAAGTTCTTTGTAGGTAATCCAAGTACAGGTGGTTTTGGATTAACTCTAACCGCTGCAAGTTATGTAATATACTTTTCTAATAATTATAATTATGAAATTAGAATACAATCAGAAGATAGAGCTCATCGTATAGGTCAAAACAAAAACGTTACATACATTGATATCGTTGCCAAAGACACTGTAGACTTTCACATTATGAAAGCACTGCAAAACAAATTACAGATATCTAATAAAACTTTAGGAGAGAACGTTAAGAATTGGATTTAGTATACTGATCTACTTTTTTTAACCATTTATCTTTGTATTCATCTAACATTGATTTATCCATATCAAATTGTTGATAATATAAATCTTTAGTACATACACAAATAACTCCTTTGTTAATTGGTCCAAAGCTATCTTCATGTGCTAATGCATAAGCAGCTATTTGATAAAAGTAATCATCTATCCATTCTGCTTTTTTAGGTTTGTTTGCTTGTTTAAAATCTATTATTGTGGGCTCACCAGAATGCTCTCCAACTAAATCAGTTGCTCCAGCATATAAATCTTTATAAGCTAAGGATACCTCATTACCATATATAACTTTTAATGGTTCTAAATTTTTTATTATTGTGTGGGCCATTCTTCTTGATAAATCACCTTGAGGAGTTAAGTTTAAATAACCAACACCATTCATGTATTGTTCAATAACATAATGCATTTCAGTTCCTCTTAATGCAGCAGCTTGTGTTATCTTTCTTGCTTCTTCAGCGCCTACTCTATCTCTCCATTTTTGTAATGACTCTTGAGATTCTTTTGGTTTAGTAGCTGATAGTATAGTTGTTACACTAGGAATTTTTTTACCCTCAACATCATAGTTCCGTTGTCCCTTGTCCGTTGTTGCTCGTTCGTATTTCTTGTATGGGTATTTTTTATCCCAAGAAAAGTCTCCAAGGATTGATTTATTATTATCTTCAATAAACTTCATTACTAGTTTTTATAGGAGGTACCACAGGTCGTCAAGGATCGATTTCGTGCGTATACGTGCGTTTATGAAATAAAATGTTTGATAATTGCACCTAAAAGTAACAAAACTACAGCAACTAAGAAACCTATGAAAGCATTTACATATCTATCTAACTTTCCATGAATACTCATTACGTCATCATGTAAATGTTTTAAATGATTATTTTTAATAGAGTCTATATCTTTTTTCACACCTGTGATGTGACCTTGAATACTAATAATGTTTTCTCTTACTGTTTTAGGAGTCATCATCTTCATCTTTTGGTGTAAAGTCTCTGCATTCATTGCATTGACAATTTTTACATATTTCTACTTTAACATCATCAATATCTTCTATTAATCTTTCTCCACAATGATTACCATGTCCACAATTTTTACAATACATATTATCCTTGTCTAGCTATTTGTTGACTTAAAGTATCAAACGGAAACAAGTTCTTTACTTGTTGTTCTCTTGCTTCAGGTTGTTGTGCTGCCTGAGGTGTTGTTAAAGGTTGTATTCTAGGTGGTTGTAACGCATTACTTGCTGTTTGTTGTGCCTGTTCTTCTTCTGCTACTGCTGTTGCAGCTGGAGCACCTACTCCATAATCCTGATTTAAAGCTGTTAATGCTCTTGTATTACCTTGTACGTAAGAATTTCTAAATGTATCTGCTTCTAAATTATATGCTGGTGGAGCATAGTTTCTAACTTCCATTTCAGGAAACATTCTTTCTTTTTCTGATTTAGGTAAATCAGAATATTTAAATCCTTGTTTAGGAACTCTTGTAGGAGTGTTTTGTAATCTTTGAATAATCTCTTCTGGTTTAATATTCTTAGGATCTACTTTTGGTAAATCTTGTTCTTCATCAGCCAAATAATTTGCAAATCTAGCAAATGCTCTAGCTCTTGTTTCTCCTGTTGTTACAGGAACACCTAAAACTTTTTTAGTTCCAACTTCTCCTGCAGCTCTTGCAACTCTTTCTTCAGGAGACAATACATCCATCATGTATCTTAAAGATGTAGGATCTGACAATATTTTACCAGCTCTTGTTGATAAATATAAAAATACCAATGGGGCAAATATATTACCAGTAGCAAGACCGCCACCCCCTAATACAAAACCTCCCAGTATTGCTGAGCTTCCTCCAAGTGTTAATCTTCTTTGTAAGAAAGAAGAAGTCTCAGATATAGGAACATCCTCTAATGCTTTTGTATACTTAATAAATCTTTCTAAATTATTTAAAGCCTCTGCTCCTTGTTTTCCTCCACCGTATGCAGTAGCTAACATTCTTCTAGATTCTTGAACTGTTTTGGGATTACCAAATTGACCAAGATTTTGAATAAATTTATTTGCACTAAATTCTGCAAAATCATCTTTACCAAAAGTAATATCAATAACTTCATTTCCCTTATTATCTAATGCATCTTTAACCGTAAAACCTCTAGCTGCGGCAAAATCTTCTTGTCCTAGTTTTCTAATTACATCAGTTGCATCTGTTGATTTAGGAGATTTTGTTATTGCATTTTCTACAAATTCAAAAACACCATTAGGAGTAAATGATTTAGCACCAAAAGAAGATATAAAAGCATTGTACATATATCTATTAAATGCTCTATCAAACATTTGTTTACCTTCTTTACTTGTATTATATCCATACAATACTTTTAATTGTTCAACAGCATCGGTGTCTCCTGACTTAAATACATTTTTTTCAATAACATCAAATAGTCTAGTAGGGCTTATTGCCTCTATACCTGTGATTCCATTTAATTGTTTATTAGTAAATAAAGTTTTATCAAATCCTTGAGCCAATGATCTTGCTACGCTTTTGTCATAGAAAGCTAAAGTTTTACTAAATATTGTATTTGCTTCTTTTAATCCAGCATTTAATGATTGAGCATCTAATAATACTTTATCTAAGTAAGCATCTGCTGCTTGTTGACCACTTGTTCTTAAAGTAGCATCATAACTTGTTTTTACTGAAGCATCGTCCAATAACGATGTTTTATTTAATTTTCCAAATGATTCTGTTAAATCATTTTCTAAAGCTTCTCTTAATGAAAATAAACTTTTTCTAACATCAAAGTATTTTGTTTGTTGTATTGATTTTGTTAATAATCTTTGAAGACCAGCATATTCTTTAAATGTAAAAGGTTTTAAAGAAGTGCCTTGAATAGCATCTATTAATTGATACAGTGGATCAACCTGTTCTGATAATTCAAATACACCTTTTCTTACTGGAGCATAGTTTCCACCTAAACCATCTATATTAGGTAATAGTTTTTTATGTTCATTAATAAAATCTGTTGTAACTTCTTTTGTTTTGTTTAATTTTATAACAGCAGGATTACCTACGTCTTCTGCCTTATTAAATAAAGCTGTATAGTTTGCGCTAATTAAATTAGCATGTTTTTCAAAATTATTTTTAAACTGAGCTAAACTTGCAACAGATAAAGCACTTGTTTTCATTATAGGTGCTCCAACCATTAAATCTTCTAAAAAAGCTTTACCTACTTTTTCCTCAGCTTCTCTTAATGCTTGATCTCCAATTTTAGATACAAATGGAAATACCCCTACAGTTTTAAAAAATGTTTTACCAAAAAAAGAAAAAGGGCCTTTATCCATTCCAGCAATTAAAGGTATAGGTAATCCTTTTTCTTGAGCGTATTGTGCTAACTCTAAAGCCTTAGGTCCTTTAACTCCAAATAAATTTTTAACTCCTCTACCAGCCATACCTAATACTGGTAACATCGCAGTTCCAGCAAGCCCCCAATACAAAGAATTTTTCATTGCTTCAAGTGTTGCTAGTGTAGTGTCGCTTTCTACTTCTTGTGGTTTTAATTCTGCTAAATCACTTTGAATTGCTATGGCTAAATCTTTACCTACAGATTTATTAACAAGATCATATGCTTGTACTCCGGCTCCAGCTCCTAATACTCCTCCAGCTAATGATTGTATTTCTGTTTTAGCTAGTTGTTGATATCTTCCACTTACAACTGCATCGGTAGCTCTACCAACAGAACCTAAAACACTTCTTGTAAATTTTAATTTTTTTCCTAATCCTGGAATTTTTTCTATGTAGTCTGCTAATTCTAAAGCACCTTTTGTAAATAATGTTCCTTGTGCTGAGTTAGGTTTGCTTAAAGAGTTGACCAATAAATCTTTATTTCTAATATAAGGTATTAAAGATCCTGTTATATCTCCAACAAACTCTGCACCAGGTCTAGTTGGAATTAATCCCGTTACATCACCTTTAAATACTGACTTACCTTCTAATGCAACTGCTAATGGATCTTTTGCAAATTCTTTTTCTTTTGCTATTGTTCTTTGTGTTTCTGAAAAGGTTTTTACAATCTCTCCCATTCTAGGACCTTTAAGAACTCCTTGTTCTAAAAGACCATCAATAACTTGTAACTGTTCGTTCGAATATTCTCCAGGATTAAACGATTGATTGTTTAATTTATTTTGTAAACTTCCTATAACATTTGGAACTTGTTCCGCCATAATTATCCTTTAATTCCATATTGATTTGCTAAAGCATTATTAATGTCAGTTATAGATTTTTCTTTAAAGTCTACCTTACCTTTTTGAGCTTGAGGAGTTGTCGTTATTAATCCAAGTCCTGCACTTCCACCAATTGTCCCATACATTTCTTTTGCAATAGAGTAATCATCATATCCTTGTCGTCTTAATTGTCTTACGTAGTTTTCTTGTTTATTTTTAAGATAACTTTGTACTTCTCTTAATTCTGCTTGAACTAAAGCACCATCTTTAAATGGAGTTAAAATATTTGTAATTTTATCAATATACTCTAAATCTCTGTTTGTTAATCTATCCTCATCTTTAAATGCATTAGCTAAAAAGTATTTTAATGTTTGAGCAGTAACTCCGTTTTTAGCTAAAACTGCTTTAGTGCTTTCATCTAAGTTTTGATAATCTTTAGATATTATTTTAAATTTATCATCTATTTTTGCACCAAGGTCTCTCATTCTTTTTGCTTCAGCACCAGTAACTACTTCTCCTGTGTTAACATCTATAATATCTTTATAACTAACTGACTTTCCTAAATCTCCAACTGCCCCTGCAACACCTACTACTCTATTAAATAAATATTTAGCAGCTCCTGAAGTACCTAATGTTTGTGGATCTTGTAATAATAAATCTGTAACTAATGCGTTTGCAGCAATGTTATCTCCTACTTTACCAATTAATTTAACAGTACCAGCATCTGTTTCTGCTTTCTTTAAAGAAAATTGACCTATTTCACTTACATTTACTTTATATTCTTTTCCTTGATAAACATAGCTTGTATCTTTTGTTTTATCATTTTGAAAAGCAGGCACTTGAGTAATTGTTCCGTCTTTTAATTGTAATGGATAACTTCCTACATTTATTTTTAAATCTTTATTTGCTTCTGAAGCAGCTTTTCTTTGTGCTTCAATAAGTTTAGTATCTAATTCTTGTTCTTTTAATCTATATGCTGCAAACAAATCAACTGCAGGATTTAATGCATTACCTAATACTTCTCCAAAAGATCCTTTGCCTGATAATAACCCTGCTGCAAATTTTAATAAGAAAGCATTACCAGAAGCTGTCCTTGCAAAGTCTCCTAACTTATCAAATACTCCAGGTTCTTTAATTTGTCCTTTTGGTGTAGGTGAACCTGTTTTAGTTTTATTTGCTAATTCTTTAGAACTATTTTCTAAGTTTGTAGTAAAAGTATCTTCTTTTGGTTGAAAATCTCCCAATGGTTTAACAGTTCCTGCTGGAGTCACTAATGGTTGTGATACACCTCCCTCATTAGAAAAATCACTTCCTGCTGGTGGTGTTGGTCCTCCTGGTGGTGTTCCTCCTGCACCTGTTCCTTTACCTTGAGGAGTTACTTCAGGTAAGTTTAATTTTTGTGGTGGGCCATACATCATAAAAGATGTTTCTGGATCCGTTGTAGGTTCTCCAGGAATACCTTCTTTTTCTTGTTTTGCAATTAAAGCAGCATATTCTGGATTATTCGCCATTCTATAATCATGAAGCATTTTTGCTCCAACAACAGGAGCAGCAATTGCTCCTGCTCCAAGAACATATGGATTTATAGCTCCAGCTAATACTGCAGGTGAAGCTAATGCTCTTATAGCACCTCTACCTAATAAATTTTTTATTCCTGCTCCTTGAAAAGCTTTTCCTGTTGCAGATTTTGCAAATTCAGAAGCTATTAAACCAGGGATAGCTACTTCTCCTGGTACTCCTGCTACATTAGCTGCCTCTTCTACTGCTAAATATCCAGGAGCTTGTTTTAAAATACTACCAATTCCTTTTACTGCTTTAACTCCAGTTGCTCCCATTGATTTATATGTTTCTGGATTAAAAATTGCTTGACCAACTTTTCTATAAGTTCCTCTTTCACTAGCACTTGCAGGATCTACAATTGCTTCTAAACCTTGAAATAATTTACTCATTCCGCCTTGTGGTTGATTTATAGTTGCAGGTAAGTAATCTACTTTTACAACATTACCCATTCTATCTAATGAATAAACTTTACCATCAACTGTTTTAGTTGTGTAAGGATTATACGTAGGGCCTTCAGGTGTTATTGGAGCTACTCCCATTGGACCAGCACCTACTTGATAGCTTCTTGGTTTTAATGCACCTAGTTTTAAAGCTTTTTCTCTAAAAAATTTACGATGCAATACTGGGTCATTCATTAATCACTCCTATGTTCCAGCTTTTTTAGGCTGTAAGTTTTGATACACTGAATATGCTCCAATACCCGTACCTACTGTTTGTGCTAATGGATTAACCGTTGGTGTTGTCGCTGCTGTAATTCCTGATTGTGATGTAGGACCTGCAGCATAAATATTTTTAACAAACTCTGCTCTTTGAAAAGGTTCATATGCTCTTTGTAATTCAGTAGCACGTTGTGCATCTAAAGTTTGTTGTGCTAATTGTCTTTGCACTCCACCTGCTTGTAATAAACTTTGAATATCAGCTTGTCCCATAGTTTGTTGTTGAGCACCAATACCTGCTAATTGAGTACCCATCTGTCCTAACTGTTGTCCACCCGCTAAACCAATTTGTTGTTGTTGACCTGCTAATTGTGCAGCTGTTTGAAATCCTGTTGCTTGTAATTGTCCGATGTTCGCGAGTCTTGCTCTTTCGATCTCGGCTTGTTGAACACCTTCTCTTCCACCACCAAATGCGCCAGTACCAATTGCTTGTGCACCTAATTTATTTTGCGCTTGTTGCGCTTGTCGTGTTACTTCATCAATAACATATGATTGATATGGATTAAAAAATTGATTTATATTCGGTCCTTGTAATGCTTGTAATGTTGCACCCTGACCAGCTTGTAATGAAGCAATACCTTGTTGAACTGTAGGAGCACCTACACCTGTAGTTCCAGCTTGTTGGAATCCTTGTTGTTCGAGTGCCGTTGGCTGTGCTACTTGAAACTGTGGTATATTAACTGGAGTTGCGCCTAGGTTTAAACCTATGTCCATTAAACCAATTTTACGCTCTTCAATACCTGGAGCTTCTCTAACTATTTGAGTTTGAATTGCTGGAGCTGAACCTCCACCGCCTCCACCTGATGAACCACCCATTAATGTACTCCTCCTATAAATTTATCCATTTGAACGTGACTGAATGTAAATCCTAACGGTGCTAACATTTTTTTCCATCCTGGTCTTCCAAATATTTCAATCTTTTTAATACCATAATTTTCAACAGCCCACTTCTCAAACTCTTTAATCTGATCAACCCATAAAGGTAGATCATGACCAGTTGCCATATTAACTATCCCAACGTTATAGTTAGGTTGTTTAACAATAGAAGACACACAAACTCCATGTATATCATCCTTATCATCAACAATAACCCATAACTGTTCAAGACCTAATTTGCATTGTTCTTTAACATGCCAATGGTCTTTAGGATTAAAGTTCCTATTTAATGCTTCTTGAATTCTATCTTTTACAAGCGGCCAGACTTTATCAATCTCTTCCGGCTTGAACTGAATCAAGTGCATTATGCAGCCTCTGCTTTAGACTGTTGTAATAAATCAAAAACTCTTTTAAATCTTGCTTGTTGATCATAAAAATATTTAGCTCCTTTTTCTCTCATTTGCTTCATATTATTAGGATTAGCACCAGCAATAATTCCAGCACCTAGAACACCATCTGTTCTAGTTACAAATTCTCCATCTGCAAGTTGAGCAAGAACAGTATCTTCATCTTTGTCTCCATTACCTGTTCCATCCATTATATGTCCGTTTGCTCTAACATAATTGTTAATATCATTTTCATCATGAGTTACTTTACTTGGTAACACTTGACCACCCATGTTATATTTTTTAATTCCTCTTAATGTAGCTAAGCCACCTTCTTTAGCTGTAATCATTTGTTCAGCTACTTTGTAAGGCATACCTGGTACATCACCTCTAGCATATACAGCTTCTGGTGGTACATAACTTTCAGATCCAGGTATAGCTGTTTGAGTCATATTACCTTGATCATCATATTGTCCTACTTTAAATTTTTGTGGTCCTACTTGAGAAAAAATTCTTGGATCTGCGTAATTAACATTGGCTCCGTAAAATAAAGATTTTTTTGGAGCCTTAGCTGAATCTACAAAAGAATCATAAAGAAGTTTTCCACCAACTCCATACAAAGCACCTTCTCCTACTGTAATGTTTCCAAGGCCTGGAATTTTATTTCCTAAAAATCCTGCTATACCAGTTCCTGGTACACCATCCTTTGCACTTGTTCCAAATGCTTTTGTTATATTAGAGAAAATATCACTTCCTCCACTACTACCTTTATTAGCAACCGCTTCAGCTATTCTAGCATCTCCCATTTCTCTTACACCTGCTGCAGCTTTGTCAGCGCCAAATCCTCCAGTGATACCACCAACAGCTGCTCCTAATAAAGCACTTTGTAATGCTTTCTTAGTGCTTGCTCCTGTGAGTTTGCTTATTGCGAATCCTGTTAACGCAGGTATTAAAAATGCTGGTATTGCCATATGATACTAATATATTAATATACTCGCCTATTTTAACGAATTTACTTGCTCTTAGCAATATCGAGCGATGCTGGATCTATGTCACTATTGATATTTTTACCGTCAATTTGTGTAGATGTTTCGGTCTTTTTAAACTCGTCTAATAATCTGCCTGTATAACTAAACTCTCCGTGATGAGATATGTATTCGTCTACTAAAGCATACATTTTTATACCAGCATGCTTTGCTAATTTACAGAAATAAAAATCTTCACCTGTATATGTTTTAGCTTTAGGATCCCAATATGTATCAAAAAAATTATACATATAGTTTCTTAACACTAGTTTACCATCAATTAGTGTATGTTGATTTATAGTAAATTCAGGATATTCTTTTATTAAAGCTTCTATAACAGATCGTTTAATTAACATACAACCTGCAGGACCTCTTTCAACTTCTATAAAACCATTTTCAACTTTTACATTAGATGGGTCTGGAACTGACATTGTATATTGATTACCTAAAAGTCTTGCATCTAATGTAGATCCTTCTTGAATTCTTGCTTTTATTTTATCAAAGTCTAATCCTTTAATTGGATAGGGAACTAAACAAATATCTTTATCATAGTTAATCATTCTCTCAATCATTTTGTAATTAAAAGATATGTCTGAATCTATGAATAGTAAATGAGTAGCTTTTGTTCCCATAAAACCAGAAACACAAAGTTGTCTTCCTTGTGTAACCAAACTACTTTTCATAACCTGAAACATAACAGGTAATTTTCTAACAAAACATTCTTTTTGAAATTCTAAACAAGCTTTAAAATAATGAATAGACACATCACTGTGTACTGGTGTTCCTACAAATATACTTATCGGTGCATCAGATGCCATTTAAAAATCTCTCCCAATATGTCTTTATTACATTCCAATGGTAGAATTGTCTATAGTACTGCATTTGAAATTTCATAGCATCTGCATTTAAACTTTTAATAAAATCAGGCAATATATCAATAGCTCCTGCAAATTGTTTAGATAATGCTTCTTTATCTTTTAAATAAGGTACATAAATTGGAAATTCAGCGCAAGTCTCATACAAAGCTCCAAGGTCCGTTGTTACTGCTACGAGTCCAGCTGCTAACGATTCCATGGCAGCTAAACAAAAAGTTTCTTCAAAGGTAGATGGATGAATATAAGCATCATATGTATGTAGTACCTTCATTAACTCTTTATGATTTAAATAACCTTTGTAATTAACATTCTTAATTGTTTTTGCTTTGTCGTATAAAGCTGTAAATTGATTGTCAGATATCTGTTTAAACGCATCTCCATATATCTGTGTACTTGAATATATATCTAATTCTACTTTATCTGTTTTAATTTGTTCCATAGCATAAAGTAAAACATCTAATCCACGCCAAGGAGTTGATGTATAAACAAGCTTTAATTTTTCTTTAGGTTTAAATTCAGATTTCACTATTAAATCATCATCAAATCCATTTTTAATAACTAGTGATATATCTGTTGGAATATCAAACACCATTCTATATTTTTCATATGTCCAATGTGAATTAAACACGTACCAATCATATTTTCTATGATTTAATTTATTCTTGAACCAAGGATAAAGATTAGGTTGATCGTAACTATTATGTACCCAAAGTATATTTGGTTTATCTATTAATAAAGGTGTCTTTTCTGGAATTGATGTAGTGATATTAACTTTATCAAGTAATTCTTTTGATACATACTTGTGTAAGTATTCTAACTGTATTTCGGTGCCACCGTATGGATGCATTACTTAGTTTTACCAAATACCGATAAAGATGCAACTGTTATTTGTACGTCTTGTTGTAAGTCTTCTGCTTTTGTTGGAGTATTAGGATTTGCAACATCTGCATTAAACTCAGCTATTGAATCGTAAGTTTGTCCAGTAGTTTTATTTGTGATAACTTCAACCGCTTTGGCTGGTACAATTGGAACTTCTACTCCATTAATTATTGTAGTTTTCATAAACTATTATTATATACTATTAACGTCTACCTTGTCCACGATATTCTTTTCTATCGTTTCTTTTATTTGGACTTTTACTATGTCTTCCAGGTCTTTTTTTATTAGTATATTTAATAAAAGAACCTGAACCATTACTTGTTTTTCTAGCCATTCTCCTGTGATCTATTTATTAAAGCATAAGATATTTGTCCAGAAATAGCATTTGCTTGATTTGCTTGAAATTGTAAATAATCTCCCTCTTCTAATACAAGAACATTGTGTACAGCATTTTCATGAGAATTTTGTGCAATATTTGTATGAAAAAATTTATAAGTAGTTGAGGTAGATGCATCAGTAAAATAATAATTAACTTCTCTTGCTCCACCACTATCATTAGCAACTCCTATTTCTTTTATAATTGCTCGTGATTGTAAATCAATTACTAAAACCGTTGTTAAAGCAGTTGTTGTTAAATCGTATCCTTGATTTTTATATTGTATTGTCATAGTTTAACTTGGTCCACTAAAAATAAACCAAGCAAATGTTTCTTGTTCATTTTTTATGTCATTTTGAAAAGATGTATTTAATTGATTCTGTAAAGTTTCTAATGCTTGATTAATTTGTCTAAAATTATCAACAGTATAAGGTTCTTGTGGTTCAGGTATAAGAATATTTATTTTAGCCATTATGTTTGTGGAGCACTTCCGCCTCTGCCGTCTGGTTGTATATCCACTCTGAATATACCATAACGCCAGTTGTCGTTAAGTGCATCGTTTTCAATTTTTATTGACGCAAGTCTTCCTCGCGCGCGCGTGTCTATCTTATCTGTTGTTGAGGATACTGTAAAGGGTCCCACAGTCGTTTGTCCCTGTGCCGTGGTTGAATCTGCTGGATAAGCTTTAAAAAATAAAGTTACTTTTGTATTACCCTCTATGTATTTAAAGTCAGGAATAAATCTTCTTATTTTAATAAAAAATTCACCATCTCCCTCTATATCTAAATCAAAGTCTCCAGATCTAATAAAAGCAGGTATAGTAATGTTTGTTGTATTTGTGCTTGTTAAATTAATAACTTCATTTACACCTACTTCATGTGCGAATACATAACTACCTCCATTAGTAATACCATTAACTGTAGGAGTATTTGGAGTCAAAGTGCTTATATATTTAGCAGCACTTGGATACTCTAATACGTGAGCATCTTCATATACTGTCCTTGCAAGCGATCCCGTTGTCCATGTTTTTAGTTCGTAATTATAAGTAACAACTCTATCTATTTCTGTTGAAGATGCTTGTGGATAGAACCAGTTAATTTCTGTAAATAAACTATTGTGTCCTGCAAATACTGTTTCACCATTTGTAAAATTAAGTCCCAAAGCATCTCCTGTTGTAGTAAATACAAAGTTCTCAACTGAAGATGATAATGTTTTAACGGTTCCATCAAATACAAAGAAATTACCAGAATCCCCCATCCAATATACAGCACCATCTACAAAGACTGCTGCATGTTGCCCAACACATCCACAATTAGATCCGACTTGACGTATGCTAAATGTAAATGGTGGTCCTACAAATTGCATAGTGTAAGCTGCTTCATCTGTTAAAACTAATATATAATCTTTACCTTTAACAGCGGCTACAATTCTACTACCATTATCTAATCTAAATGTACCTGCAGTGTTTGTAGATGTTGGTTGATATATCTCAATATCCTCTTGATCAGAAAATCTTATAAACATTGGATCTTGAGTAGCTGGACTACCAATAGTTGTTTCTGTTCCAAAATGAATTAAATGCCTATCTCTATCGGATACTCTTGTTAAAACTGAAGCTGTAGGATTACCCGCTACAATAGTTGCACGTGTTGCAACTCCTGTTCCAGCATTTGGATCCCATGAAAAAGTTTGTCCATCTTTAATTGTTGCAATTAATAATTCTCCAAAATTATCCAAAGACCAGTTACCAGCTTCAATAGTTGTGTTAGAAACTGTTCTTGAAGTACCCCAAGTAGATAATCCCCATGTTCCTGCTCCCCATCCATAACCAAGTGTCGCGGTTAATGGGCCAACAATTACATACGGATTTACACTAGCAGAACCTGAGGTTGATGCTGTGCCTGATGAAGTTACAGGCATTGTTATTGTAAATGTATCTGCTGTTGGAACTGTTATAACTTGAAAAGCGTTAGTAAAATCACCAGCTGAAAATCCTGTAGGAGGAGTAACAGATGAAAATATAAATAAGTCTCCAACTGATAAATTATGTGCAACTTTATTAACTGTAACAGTTGCAGAACCAGTGGTTGTATTAAATGTGCAAGAAGTTAACGCTGCGCTTAAAGGTGTAATATCATAAAACACTTCATCAAAAAGAACATATAAAACTTTGTTTGTACCAATAACAACATATCTTCTACCAGTTAAATCAAACCAAGAATGTATGTCTCTGGCCGCACCTACTAGTATAGATGAATTAATTTGTTCCCAACCACCTATTTTTTCAGGTGATCCATATTGAAAACGTACGTTATCTCCATCAATCCAACGTCCCTCTGCTTGAGAGGCTGTATCATTCTTATCAAAGCCTGGAGGTAATGGTATCTTTTTTAATGGCATATTTTTGCCTATTATAACACTTAATTAACTATGTTTAAATGTTACTAATTTATCTTTAATTTAGTTAAATTCTTTTCTTCTCCAATATCTCCTTTTATAAAAATATTGAAAGCCAAACTAATTCTTGTGTTGTCACCTTGTTTAATTGATACCATATGAAGTAATGAAGATGGAAAAAGTATTATATCACCTGTTTTAACAGGAAACCACCAAGATTCTGAATTAAATAAATTATTTTCCTTTATATCTAGTTTGATTGATTGGTAACTATCTTTATAAAAATTAATTTTATCATATTTTTCATCAGAATTTATATATAAAACACCTGAAACTAAAGAATTGAAATGGTTATGTTTATGGTGATATTGATTATTTTCAGTATAATTTAACCAAGACTGAGTAATATAAGGTGTAATATTATTAGAAGAAGATACAATTTTATCAAAATAATCTTTTACTCTTAAATCTAATTCTTTTTTTAAATTCTTAAAAGATTTATCTTCTAATACATAATTATTTTTTGATACAGTATTTCCTGTATTATCATACACAACACTTTTATTATTGTTAACAAACAACAATTCTTTTTCTGTAAAATTTCTATCTAATTTCGATTGATAAATTGGTGTTGGAAATATAGCATTTATATAAGATTTAAACATATTGTTATTTTTTAAACCAAGCTGAAAGACCTAAATGAATTCTTCTATCATAAATATTTTCTTTTGATCCTTTAGTTGCGATATTATTATAATGTAAAAAAACTTGAGCACAGTCTTCGCCTTTAAATACATCTCTCCAATGTTCTAATTCATTTCCACGATAGACTAACATATCTCCTGGTTTTAAATTTACTTTTATTCCTTTTGTATTTTTAGAAACATATCCTTTACCTTCAATATTCTCTCCCATTTTAGGATTTGGTTCAATAAATATTGGCCATGAATCTCCACCTAAATTTAATGTGGTAGATATTTCACAAGAAAATCTATCTTTGTGACGATGTAATATATCTCCTTTTTTATAAATTCTTGCATAAGAATAATTTGGATTTAATTTTAATCCTGTTGTTTTTTCCATAATAGGTTGAACTAATAATAACAAAGTTTCCATTGCAATATCAGCATAGTGGGAATAAGTATTAGGTACCTGTTGATCTGTCCATACTCCAAACTCAGTTGTAAATGGAGAAATATACCTTGCATCAAACATTGTTTTTGCAACTTGTCTTTTCATTAAAAAATAATTGTAAATAAAATTTGCAATCTTTGGATCTATTGCTTTTTCAATTACTGTAAATCTATCTTTTTTAAAATTATATTTAGTCATTATATGTTTACCTTTGCCATTTCTTTCGGAACTGCTTGTATATTAAAATGAATAAATCTAAATGGTTCTTTACCATGATCTACTACAAATTCATGTTCCATATATCCTGGAAAAAATAAAAGCACCCCAGGTTTAACTTTAAAGTGTACAAGTTCTGTACCATGGGTGATTTCATCTTGGTTTTTAAGTTTTAATTTTGTACAACGTGCACCTGTTCTAGGTTCATGAAATATTGGATAAGACGTATTTTCACTTGCTTTAAGAAAATAAAACCCACACACATGTTGATTGTGATGAATGTGTGCAGAATGATTACCACCACCATTTTTAGCAAATTCTTGTACCCAACTTTCAGAAAAAAAAGTAGTATATTGTTGCATGTCAAACCCTTGCCAATCTAAAAATTCAAAAGCTTTTTGATTTACATAATTATGAAAATCTTTAAATTTAGTATCATTTATTAAGGTTGTTGAATGATAGGCCGTTCCAAAATCATTAAATTTTTTTATATCTTCTTTTCTTAATTCTCTAGCTTCTTTAATATATTTATCAGTTGCTTTAATAAGCGATTTTAAAAAATCTTTTTTTTCTTCAAACCAAAATGGTGTTTTAAAATATTCTTCTATAAACATATTATTTAAATGGATATCCTAAATTCCAAACAACTAAAGAATATCTTGTTCCTTTCGTTACTGGTTGTACTCTATGCCATACAAAAGAAGGAAACACAACGATAGAGCCTTTAGGAAGTATTTCTTTTACTGTTATTAAATGTTTATCTTCATCTCTCATATGTGGATCATAATTTCTGCAATCAAACTGTAATTCACCACCGGTATATTCTGAACCATCTGTTAACTGACAAGTTACAGATAATTTTCTAATTTTACCATGAGTATTTATATCTTCTGGTTTGTTATAAGGCATATGCCAAGAATCGCAATGCCAATCATAATATTGATTTAATTTATATTTTGTAAACTGACATGATTCAGAAGAATCCCAATCAAAATTCCATCCAGCTGATTTATTAGCTTCATGTATATAAGGTTGTATTTCTTTATAAATCCATTTATCATTTAACCATACAATATTAGAATTTCTTCTTTTTTTTAAATCTACAATTTCTTCTTCTTTTAAAGGATTATCTTTTAAATTTCTATCTACACCTAATCCACCAGTAATAGCTAAATCTTCTTGATGACTTAATCCATATTTAATAACATCATCACAAAACTTAGGAGTTAAGGCTGATTTAAAATACCAATAATAATTAGATAAAGTCATAAGTAGTTGTTAATATAAAATTTAATTGATCCGACATATTAGTAGTTATGTGATATGTCTGTGTAGAAGGAAACATTACAAAATCATTATTATTTAATAATATCTCCCAACTTTTTCCTTTTCTTCTATTAGAATCATATTCTATAAATACTTTACAAGAATCTTTTCCAACATTAACTCCATATAACATTACATAGTCAGGTGAATTTCTTAAATCTACTGGATCTATTTGTAATAATGAATGTGAATATTGTCTTGGTTGATATATATCGCCAATTGTTTCTTTATGAACTAAAGAAAAATTATATTTTAAATATATGTGTTCTCGTAGATATGTTTGTAACATATCCCAAGCTTTAGAAAATGAAAATTGTTTATTATAAATTGTATAAGATAAAATATCTTTAGTTAATATTTCTCTGTCAATTTCAAAACCTTTTGGCATTTCTATTTGCCCAAAATACAAATCTATTTCTGATAGTACTTTCTTTTGCATATATACAAAAGTATATAATATATTTTTATACTTAAATCAAATATAATTAAGAAACAAATAAATTACAAGACTGATTTATCTCATTTCAGTTATAACGCCATTTATTTGCAAAATGTGCCATAATTTTTATTGAAATTTATATCTTATAATAACAACTCCAGATCCTCCAGCAGCAGCGTTTCCACCACCACCTCCGCCTCTATTTTCAGTTCCTGCACTTCCAGCAGCCCCTCCTCCAAAAGTAGGTGTTCCTGCGCCTCCAGGCGAACCTCCGCCTCCGCCAGAATAGCCTAATGGTCCAGGCGCTCCCGGTGAATTTCTTATTGCTGTACTTGCTCCAGCTCCTCCAGCAGAAGGAGGTCCACCTCCAGCCGCTGTTGCTCCACCTCCGCCACCACCTGATCCGAAAGGACCACCACTTGCTCCTCCTGGTTGTCCTTGTGGAGGACTTACTGGGGGTGTATTTCCTGCTCCACCACAACCTGAAACTCCGCCACCACCTGAACCTCCTGGTCGACCTGGGTTACCTACTCCTGTGTAATTTTCTCCACCTCCACCACCTGTTGATGTAATAGTTGAAAATATAGAATCATTTCCGGGCACACCTCTAAAAGATGCTGGAGTTCCAGCTGCCCCACCTCCTCCAACTGTAATTGGATAAGCTCCACCAGGAACTCCTAATCCTTGTGAGGCTACTAGAGGAGAAGCTGTATAAGGTGCTGTTGGATTTTTACCTTCTCTAAATCCTCCACCGCCTCCACCACCTCCTCCAGGAATTTGTGTAGCTACTCCGCCACCACCTCCTCCTGCTACTACTAAATAATTAACTAGTCCACCTTTAGTTACTGTAAAAGTTCCAGGGCTTGTGAATGTATGTATTTTAAAATCACCATCAGTTGTTACAGTTCCACCTGTTGCAGCAACAATTAAACCAAGTCCACCACCAAATCCAAATCCTCTTGCTGATGCAGATCCGCGTGTTGAGTATAAAGGCATATGTTATATTTTATGTTATGTGATTAACTATTTCCCAAGACTGATTTGTTTCATTCCAATTGTATACCCATAAATGAGTATTAGCTGTATTTTGATCAATTTGTTCTTGAGTCAATGTTGGTGCATCACCAATAGGTGATTTCCATGTTGCAGTTGGAATATGTTTTACCCATGAAGGATAAGGTTTTGGTGGCCAAAAAATTTGAGTTTCTTCACCCCAAGTATATCCTTTACCTGCATAATTTCCTCTAAAAGGAGTTCCACCAAGTCGATGTTGATTAGATACTGTGTTATAAGAAGTTTGAATCCACAAATGAGCTGGCCAGTTATTATGTTTCTCTAAATATTGTTGACCAATTAATTCATCCTCAACTCCAGAAGCATTCAGCATGTCACTGTTGTTTAGTGTTAATACTGTTAAAACTTCTTTTTTTTCGTTTATTTTTGCAAAATGTGCCATATTTATTTCCTATTATACTTTATTGTTATTGAAATTTATACCTTATTACAACTATTCCTGATCCACCAGATCTTTCTGCAGGAGCAAAAGTACCTCCTCCACCACCTCTATTAGTTGTTCCATCTAATCCTGGTTGATTAGCTCCGTAACCTCTGCCACCAGTTCCACAAGGACTACCTGCTGCCCCAGATAAACCAAGAGCTGCGTTTGCCCCTCCTCCTCCACCACCAGCATAAGCTAAAGGACCACCCGTAATTGAAGTTGTAGTACCAGCACCACCTCTTCCCCCTGGATTATTTGGTCCGTTATTTGGTGCTCCTATTTCTGTTGCACCACCTCCTCCAGAATCACCTTGACCATTAACACTAGGACCACCATTAAATCCTTGTGGAGGACTTACCGGAGGTGTATTTCCTGATCCACCACCACCACCACTATTACAACCACCACCAGAACCACCAGGTCCACTTCCTCTTGCACCTCCACCTGTTGATGTTATAGTCGAAAAAATTGAATCATTTCCTTTAACAGATACTAATGATCCACCTCCAACAGTTATTGGATAAGATGTTCTTGTAATTGTTAATCCCGTTGCAGCTGCTTTTGGAGAAGCTGTGTAAGAAGGTGTAATGTCTCTTCCTTCTCTATATCCACCCGCTCCATGGCCACCACCAGCTACTACTAAATAAGAAACTGTATTTGGACCGCCTAATGGATTAGTTGGTCCCTTTCCTACATTAGTAACTTGAAAAGTTCCTGGTCCTGTAAATGTATGAATTTTATAATCTCCGGAAGTTGAAATACATCCTCCTGTTGCTACAGTAAAAAGACCTCCAGCTCCACCACCAAATCCAAATCCTCCTGCTGACGCAGCTCCACGTGTTGAGTATAAAGGCATTACAAAATCTCCTTAATTAAATTGAGTCTGTGATGCTAAAATTGTATATGCTGGGGTTGTTGATGTTTTAATTGCAGTAAATGAATAAACATCTATCCCTGCATTACCTGATGTTGGGGCAGTTCCCCCTTGATATTCAAGCGTAACGTTAGTAGATGAACCGTCAATTGTTATTGTTGAAACATAAAAAGTAGTGTTTGTATTTAAGAAAGCACCTGTTACAGATTCTCCAACAGATAACATATTAGTTAAAGATGTAGAAGAACTACCTCTTAAATTTATTGTAAATTGACCTGTTGCCACTGTCGTGTGATAAAGAACAGCTTGAGTTAAAAAATCGTAATTAATTGTTCCAGTAGATGCTACTGCTGTTACAGTTACTTTTTCTTTTACTGCTTGAATTTTTCCAGTACCAAGAAACGTTACTGCGCCAGTTCCTTTTGGAATAAAATCTAAACCAATATTAGTATCACTTCCTGATGCTGTAAAAGTTGGATCATTTCCAGTTGCAGCATTTGCAACTGTTACTTCATTAACTGCAGAAGCTGTTGCTGTAAATATAATTTGTTCATTACCATTGCTATCATCAATTTCATTAATAATAGGAGATGTTAATGTTGGTGTTGTTAAAGTTTTATTAGTTAATGTTTGTGGGGCTGTAAGATTTACAACTCCTAAATCAACTGCATCTGTTCCATTTAAGTAAACTAGTTTAGTTGTTTTATCAGCTGCTCCAAATATTGCAGAAGCTCCACCTACTTGATTTAAAGCAAGAGTAAATGCACCTGATGTGCCGTTTTCTAAAATATATGTTTTTTCAATACCACTTGCAACAAACACTGTGCAGTTTGCAGTAATTGTTCCTGTAAATTTAATAACAGCATTTCTAGCATCTGATATTGTAGCATCAGTCATTGCTAAAGTTGTGTTAGTTGACGTAAGTGCTATTGATTGAAAACCTGCAATAGCTTGTTGTAAAAGGTTTAAATTTGTATTAGTTTTTGTTCCCCATGTACCCGAGTTTTCACCCGTAGCCATTAGTTCTAGCTTAAGATCTGTAGAAAATGTTGATGCCATAAGAATTCCTCTTAAATTTTAAATATATCTAATTTTAGTTTCATTAAGCTGCTATGTCAACCACACTCCAAGTATTAGTTACCCCTATATCTACAACTGCCCAAGCCGCTATAAACACACGTCCTGTAGAAGTTGTAGCACTTACACCAGTTGGACTTACTGTAGATAAAACCTCACCTGAAGCAGCTCCAACGCTTACACTTAATAAATTTGTAGATATTGAAACAATAGTATTAGGTACAGCATCTTCATTGCCTAAACCCACTGTTAATAGATTAGTATTTGCTGTAATATTGGCATCTGCAGTAACTTGAGCAATTGATGTTAAAGTTAATGTTAATAAATTAGTTGATACAAAAACCTCAACTCCTGGAGTAGCTTCTTCTTCAGCACCTTGAGATATAAACATACCACCAATATTGCCCCACGAACCATATCCCCAACTAGCTGAACCCCAAGGTAAATTACCAGGTGAAGTTACTTCAACATCAACATCTAATTTAGTTAATACTGAAGCTGCTGTAACGTTTAAAATATTTGTAATTGCTGTTACGTTTGCATCGCCTATTAGTGAAAGAGCCCCTGTTGAAGTATTTGATTGAACTCCTGTTAAATTAAGAGATCCTGTACCTTCAATTGTTTCTTCACCTAAATCAGCAGAAGAACCAGTAATTTGATTCCAAGCATATTGTCCAAAAGCTCCTTGTCCCCATGTTGTTGGAGCACCAGGAGTTGTAACTTCTACAATTACATTTTCCCCTGCAAAAACAGAATTGACAGTTGAATTTAATTGAACTCCAGTAACCTCACTTATAAAATTTGCTTGAGCAGAAACAGTACCAGTAACTGCGTTTAATAAATTTGTAGATAATACAACACTAGCACCGGCTTCAATTAATTCTTCTCCTGTCTCTACTTGAGCACCAGTAATTTGTCCCCAAGAATAATTTCCGTATGTAGATTGTCCCCAAGTTGTAGGTGTGCCGGGTGTTGTAACAGATACTGTTACACTTTCAAAATCTTGACCCCAAACTAATGAACCCCAAGTTAATCTTCCCCAACCTTCAGAATTAAATGCATCTACTGAACCAATAGAAATATTTGTGACATTGTCGCCACCAAAAGATAAAGAGCTCCATGTGCCTGCTCCGTAGGCTGTTAGGCCAGCTGACGATACTTCTACTGTAATATCTGCCACCTGGCCCTCCTAAAATTAAGCGATTCTTAATATAGCTGCTGCACTTGTGAATGCTGGAAATAAAATTGTAAATGTTCCTGATGTTGCAGTTTTAACAGCACCAAAATCTAATACACACACTGCTGCATTACTACCGAATGAAGTATTATAAATTACTGCACCCAATGCACTTAGTGTAACTCCTGTAAAAGATAAATCTGCGAAATCTACTATTCCTACTGAACCATCTAATGAAACTGTTTGTCCTGTTAATATTCCACCACCTGCAGTATATGTTCCTGTAGCCACAACTTCATTTGTTGAAGTGTAAACTGTAGTTGTTGCATTTAATACTGCGTTTGATTGATAAAGTGCTAATTTAAAAACTTGTCCTGAACCAGAATCAAAATCGTGCGCTGCACCTAATAGTTGTGATTTAAAACTATTACAAACCGCTTGGTCTATTGCTAATGTCATAATTATTCTCCTATAAATTTATTATGGTGATGGTGACGGTACTTTTATTCGTAACGTTCCATCTTGATACTCGTCTCTACGTCTTCGACCTGTTTGTTCTAACGTAAATCCTTGTAATGCCATATTATACTTCTCTTGATACAGTTTGTACATATCCATAGGTCCTTTTAAATATGCAAAAGCTTCTACTAAACAAGCATACAACAATAATTCTGGTGCATTAACAGAAATATAAGTTTCTGTATTTGTTACACTTAAACCATCCGGAGTGTAAATATAATCTAATTCTACTACAAAATTTGAACTTGGTGTAGGAGCTACTTCAATAGCATTTTCTCTAAATGTAGCATAATACTTAGGAAAACCAGCAGATCCTGATGAATTATATTCTGTTATAAACGTATCATCTCTTGGTTCTAGTGATACTTGAATACCTGATGTATTTGTAGCAACAACTGAACGAACAATTAAAGCTCTTCTTGATGTTGTTGAGCCTGAAGACTGTGGGGAATCAGGAAGTAATAAATATTTATTATTAGCTGTAAATGTAGATGTCGCGTACTCGCGCGCGTAGTCTGCGTCTGCTTCTCTAAATATTTTAAATTCAGCATCTCTAATAAAACCATCTACAATAGTAGCTGTTAAAACTTCAGAACCTACTTCTGTATAATCTCTAATTTTTTGTACTAACTCTGCGTATGTCATTTTATGTTATGTTAATAGTTACTTCACCTACACCTGTGTAAGCTGCTCTTCTTGTATTAATAATATCTCCACTTATACCTGGTTGCATTCCATTTGAAACATATTGTCCTGGCCAATAATATAAATCTAATTGTACATCACAAGCACCACCAGGTCTTACATCTGCTCTTGGAAATTGTAATGCTTGAGCATCTCCACCTTGAGATCTAAGTTCTAACTGAGGTTGTTTAGCCTCATACTCTGAAAAATGTACTAATGAACCATTCCACTCTTTAACCATTTCAAGATAAGGAAATTGCATTCCTGATCTATCTGATATGGCTAGTGATCTTTTACCTTTAGCAAATACTGGCATAAATTATCCTTGAGGAAAATAAGTTTGTGGTGATATGTATAAACTAGTTCTTTGTCCATCTTCATCCAAAGCTCTTTTAAATTCATCTTCATAAGCCATTTTTAGTAAATCAATTCTTTCAGGAGATCTTTTTTGTGCTAAATAATAAGCAAGTCCTGAAACCATACATGGTATAAATCTATAAGGTAAATCTGCGTCATTAGTATAAGAACCCGCATCTTGAATTCTTTGAATATAATAATATTTTAAAAATTGATAAGTAATATTATCAGGAGCAAGATATAAACTAATAGTAGGAGTTATCTGTCTATCCACATAATATTGTGAGGGCTGACCAGTTTGTCCTTTGTTAGGAAGCGCAGCATAAGTTGATCTATCAATTTTAGTTAAAGATAGATCTGTTGTTGATGTTGTAATACCTGATGTTGAAGATACATAAGCCTCTAAAACATCGCTACAATCACTTGGTGTTGCATAAGTAATTGTACCTGCAGTTAATGCTTGATTTTTTAATTCTACTTTCCAAAGATGAACTCCTCTATTACCCCATTCAGAAAACAATATATTTAAGCTTCTTCTAGCTGACTTGATGTCATAACCAGAATTAGATCGAATGCCTATTCTTTCATAAGCCTCTTCTACAATCTCATCAATTGATAAGTTAAAATCTGTTGTTCCTGATGTAGCCATTTATATTAAATCTCCATAATATTTTTTTTGATGCGGTTTAGTATAAATCATACCACCTTTACTTTTTTCTGTTGGTTTTTCTTCTACTGTAGTTTTAAATTCTGCTGCTTTATATCCAGTTCTTTCTTCTGG